CCGATTGGTGGCGCAACATCGTTGTGCGCTGGGTTGATGTTAAAGCAGTGTCGGGAAAGTTCCGCAATAGACATAGGCTCGGCTGCATCCGCATAGATTGTGGCACGTTCTGGTAGCTTTTCTTTAATCAATCTTGATAGGTCGCTTAAAGTCAATCCGCTTTGATAAATAATCTCCTCAAAGTAGTTTTGTCCTTCGTGATGCGTAACCTTTATAAGTGCAGCTGGGTGAACATAACCAAAGTCCAATCCATAAAAAACATCCCCTTGAGGTGCTTCATCGTATTGCTTCCATTGAGTGTAAATAATTTCTTTTGCAGAGCCTCGTTCACCTAATCCATAAACTTTCCACATAAAGTCATCTGGCAAATCTTTGTATTGCTCAATGTTTCTTATTTGGCTTTCACTAAGGTTTGAGATATTGTTTAAGTAGGTAGAATGTATGCGCTTGTTCTTTGGGTTATCAGCTACCTCATATACCCAAGAAATAAAGTCAGCTGGATTCCAATCTAAGAATGATTGTCCAGTAGTACGAATCAAAAGCTGGTCAAACAAAGCCTTGCTAATTAGGTTTGCCTCGTTTACAAATAGTATATCCCTTGCTGGTCCTTTTGCTTTATCTGGGTCTTCAAGTCCAAATAACTCAATGTAAGAGCCGTTTTTAAATGTATAAATGAAATCCGTATATCGGAAATCCTTTTCATCCCATATATTCCATTGCTCAAGTATGTTTTTGAAATCCCTATAAACTCCACGCTTGATATGTGGTAAGGAATGAGAAACACACGAAATTCTTGTATTAGGCTTGGTTAAAGCTATGTGGATTAGCAACTGAACAACCGAATAGCTTTTACTTGATCTTGACCCACCTTCATTGCATATTATCGGATAACCTTCCTCGTATGCCTTTTTATTGGCATAGAATACAGGTGTAGCCTTAATCTTTAATTGGTTGACAATCTGCATCTGGTTCTATTGTGATTTGCACATTACCCTTTATGTCAGCGGTTATGTCGGTTGTTTGTTTAGGTTTGCCTTCTAATCTATCAACTACTGCTTCATAGGCTCTTTGATCTCCTTTCAATGCTTTGCTAATCATTTGCATATCCATCAATTCAAGTACAGTAAAATCTTCATCTTCGCCTGTAATTGGATTCCTTCTCTTTTGTACTAATTCAAGCAACCTAAGTAAACGAGTTTTACTATTTTGCACACCTTTGCCTCTGCCTTTTGGATTTCTCACCTCACCTTTTTGTGCTGGTATTAAATTATGTTCGTTTGCCATATTCTCTTAATTTCTTCTATATTTTACAAAGGTACACCACAATTAGGGCAAACCTTACCTTTTTTGGTATTGTCTATTGATTTTGGTTCATCATTTGTTGGAACGAGAAAGTCCACATTGACACCCCATTCTTCTAAATCAGCTATCCCCCAATCATTATTTGCTAACATATCCATATCCCACATTCCATAGTGAGTATTGTCTATAACCAGTAACTTTTGCTTTTCTCTTTCGGTTAAGTTAGGCATTTTGATTACAGGTACATCTTGGATGCCTAATTCTAAACAAGCACGATACCTTTGATTACCTCCTAAGATTACGTTATTTTCATCTATGATTAACGGCTTTGCTTCTAATAACTTTTGATCTTCTTGAATAGATTTAACCAACTTTGCAAAGTCATCAGCATCAATCTTTCTTGGATTGTTAGGATTAGGTTTGATTTCGTTGATATTCATTATCGGTTTTTTGTTGGAGTTCGTATTGATGGCATTTGCACAATTACTTTCTTTTTTAGTTGCTCAAAGCCTACCATATCGCCACACTTATTGCACTTAAATTGTATCGTAGTTAGTTCATTCTCCCACGCATATCCTTCAACTGTTGACTTGCACTTACACGTGTAAATTCTTTTGCTCAATGTGTTTTTCATCGCCCTTGTTTTTGATATGGTTTAACTGGCTTGTCCTTTGGACCAGATGTCTTTTTGTACTTTCCTGTCTTTCTTTTGCCAAAGGTTACCTTATTGCCGTTACTAACTTTCGCCATATTTATTTATTAAATCTGCCATAAAATCAAATCTTTGTTCCTGTGTTTCGCCAAATACATAGTGCGTAGTTCCATCAATTTCAAAAACATAGCAAGGATAACCTGCTATTTCTTGCTCTTTGCACGTTTCAAATATGTTACTTGTATTTGTCAATTAATTCGTTTAATTCAGTTCTTGTCCATTTCTTTAACCTATTATTTACCGCTTCAAACTCTAACTCCTTAACCGCTTTTTCACCAATCCTTTCTACAAGTCCGATTCGGTACATTGCTTGGTTGCCGTGCTTATACATATTGCATCCAGCACACTGAAGATGGATGTTCCATTCGTTAAATCTTAAAGCCGAATATCCTTTAACTGTAAAGTAATGTCCAGCTTGATTACCATTGTTACTTCCGCAACTAATACAAGGCAATCCTTCATCTCGTTTCCTTATGTAAGCATTAACTACCTTTTGGGTCTTTTCTAACAACTTGGGTAAAGGTATCAATGGCATAAAGCAAAATTAGGGTTACTTTTTCAATCTAACAACACATAATCTATCGTTATGCTTGTATCGTTTTTTGTTAATTGGGTTCATATAAACCATTATGGTTTTGTAATCAGTATGTAAAAACCTAACTGCTTTTGCTATTGATCTAAATTCTATCTCCTCTTTTGTATCTAAGTAAATCAATCTTACTTCAATGTTGTTGTCTAATCCTGTCATCGGTTTATAAGTTTGTAATAAAGTTGTTTTAATATTTCCCAAATAGCTATGGTTATAAATATTTTAAGCATAATCTTTTTATTTCAAAATATAGATGTGCAGTTATATAAATTAAAGATGCCAAAGGAACTGATATTAGCATAAACTTTGCTAATTCGTAAATAAATGTTAATTTTTTCATAATTGGTTTTGTAAAAATAGGTACAAAGTATATCTTTTGCACTCGTTTTTAATAAATATTTCGTTATTTAATTTCTCTAAGTCTTTAGGTGTTTTAGCCGTTACCTTGTAATGTGCTATTATCTTTTTCTTTATTTGATCTGCTTTCTCTTTACTTAGATTATCCTTGTTTAGTTCCTTTCGTTTCCATAGTACATCAAAAGCCATTGTATTTAGCAATTCCCAGCCTCTTTTAGCCGACTTATTCCAGTTTTCGTACAATGCCTCAATAATTTCATCATCTTGGATTTTTGGTATCTCTACTGGTTGCGGTTCTACATAGGTTTTTTGTCTTACTTGCAAAGCTATTGGCTTATAAGCTGCCATCACATCCCCAAAGAATTTAGGTGTAAACATAATCGCTTTGTCAACTGATAATTTTCCCATTGCGTAAAGTTCAAAAGCCACTCCAAGTTCTTTAAGTTTAAAGTTTCCATAGTTCTTAATTACAAATTCGCATAAAAACTGGAAGGAATCAATTGCTGGTATTTGGCATCCGCTTAAAGCAATACAGGTTTTTAAATGCTCTTTTACCTCAATAGGTGAGCATCTGCTAACACTCATTGTATCTAAAGCAACTGCAACCTTTAATTCATCTGGTTCAAGTTTAGAGATTCCATAGGTCTGTGGCTTGTTGTTCAGAGTAAGTTGGTTTGCGATTGTTGCTAATTCCTGTTGCATTTGTTTCATTTTTAAGTGTAAAAAAACCTTTCCATCCTTTTGCCATTGATTGTTCAATAATTTCTAATGCTATTCTTTCATCGCCTCCAGATAGTTTAACCAAATCTTTTAATGATGCTTGTTCGCTTTGAGGTGTTGCGTATGTAAACTTAAATTGTTTTCTTTTAAATTCCTTCCACATTTCCCAATAGTTTATAAATTTTTCGCTTTCAAATGGCATTGTTACCATAACCTTAACCTTATCCTTAACCATTACCTTATCCATAACCATATCCTTGTCCCCTTGCAAGGGGCTTATAAGGGGCTTATAGTTATCAATTTGTTCTTTATACCTTTCTAAATTTTTGATTATTCCTGTATGCGCTTTGTTGTTTTCACTTAAACCGCTTGGATATTGAAACTCAATAAAACTTGGAATAAACCATTTAGAATTATTTTCTAATGGTATTATCTTATCGCCAAAATATTCTAATGCTTTTTGTTCATCTAACTTTTCGCCAATCCTTATTTGAGCAACTTCTATATCAACTTGCCATATACCAGAATGGTCGCAGTCATCACAAATGTATAACCAAAGGAGCTTGTATGGGGCTTTTAATGACCTTATAAAAGGCTTTTTCCATTTTTCTGTATCAGTAAATCTTTTAGCCATTATTATCATTTTTTAAATCTTTTCTACAATATGTTTGACTTTTACCATTATCAATATGTCTTTTAATAATCTCTAAAATTCTATCATAAGAAGCAGAATTTATTGTTTCGTGTAGCCAATGGCAATCTTCACAAAAAGTTATTAATTTATCATTTTCTATATCCCAAGGTTCTTTGAAATATTTAAAATGATGTACGTGTAATGTGTGTTTGTCTGAACCACAATATCTGCAAGTCCAGTTGTCTCTTTGTAAAATTTCCAGACGCTTTTTTTGCCATCTTGGGTCTTTTAACTTTTCTCCGTATGTCATAAAAATAAAATAGCCCGCAGATTTGCTGGTAGTACGAGTACCAACGCCTCCTTGGGCAAAAAGTTTTAGATTAGAATCTCGTACATTCTATTGCAAATATAATCAATTAACCGAATATTGTGCAACTTGCTTCTTATTTTTTAGTTTAACAATGGTTGTTTTTATATCCATTCCATCGTTTCTAAGGTCAGCTATTCGTGCTGCTAATCTAAAGCATCCGAACTTGTTTAAAGCATCAATAGGGGTTAACTTTTTACCTTTATTTAGGTAGTTTGCGATTTGTTGGTTTTGGCTCATAGTTGTAGGTTTTAAATTTGCGCTTTACGTTATCGCCCAACGAGGGGTTGTTTTAGAATGGTAAATCATCTTCTGATTCCTGTTGGTTTACGGCAAATTCCTTTTTACCTGTTGGTGCATTATAAGAAACTTGCTTACCTCTGCCACAGTAGTTTTTCTTTGCCTTTTCTGCTCGTTCCTCCATTGTTTGATTGTTCCATACTGTGTGCGTGTTTCCTTTGTCATCTGGTTGCTTTAAGAAGTCGGTAGCTACGTTTGCGTAGTGTTTGCCGTTTTTAGCTTCTTTCCAATTAATTTCCTCTTTGCAAATGTTTAATACAATCATTGTTTTTAGTTTTTGTGTTTATTAATTTGTTCTTGTTCTAATGCTATTTCGTTTTGTCTATCTTGTTCTAATTCTTCCTCATCTTCTTCATCCTCCCAATCGCAATGTTCTAAACAATCTGGACAAATT